AAGCAACCGTTTGTTGACGTGCTTTTCACAGCCACGCTGTTTCAGCCAAAGCCACGTTTCTTTGTACACAATGTCTGCTCCCAGCGGTTTTCCGTTCTTCTGCTGGGCAGACAAGTATGCACTGGGGCTTGGCATATCCGCACCGGTCAAATCAGCGGCATCGTCCAGATCAGCTGCATCCAATTCCGGAGCATGAAACTCCATAATATCTGCATCCTTACCCTCTGCGATTTTGTCGGAGAGGGCTTTCGGCTTATCGCCTGCACGAACTCGTCTGCCGCCTCTTCTTGTACCGTCCTTTGCCATCTGATTTCACCTTCCTTTTTGAGAGAAAAATAGCCGAAACTGCGTAGGTTTCGGCTTGTTTGCATATTTTCGGGGTTAATCCCCCGTTTGAACCTTGGTTTTTGTGTGTGAGAGGGAACGCCGGTCTGTAAAAAATTCACAATTAGCGATTTTTATCCCCCCACCGACAGCATTTCAGACACAATCAATACCGATAGACAGGATTTCGGTCTTCCGTCCATGTCTTGTGGTCATGGCAGGACTTGCATAACGCCTGCCAGTTGCTTTCATCCCACATCAGATGCGGATCACCACGGTGAGGAATGATATGGTCGACCACGGTCGATGCCGTGAACCGTCCCTGTGCCTTGCAACGCACACACAAGGGATGCCTGCGGAGGTACGCCTTGCTGAGTCTCTGCCACCTGCTGCCGTATCCACGCTTGGCGGCAGACGGTCGGTCTGGATGCAGGAACTGATGCTCCGCACAATACAAACCGTCTGTCAGATTGGGACAGCCGGGGTGCTTACATGGTTTCAGTGCCTTCCTCGGCATAAGGTTCACCTCCGGATACAACGAAAGCCCATGTGGAACACCACAGGGCTTTCGGTCAGTTTTCTATGATATTATTATATCACACCTTTTTGCAAAAGTCATCCTCAATTTTACTCATGCCTTACCATAGAGAAGCAACGTCAAGTGTTGTACGGCACGATTCTTTTTGTTGTATGCAGAAGAACGCTCAATACCGAAGTGCTCGCAAATGGTATAAATGTTTTGATCTTCCTGCCAATAGAACTGTTCCAGCACATACCGTTCATCCTCCGACAGGCTGTCCCATGCAGGCTGAAACCATTCCATGTACTCCTTTGCCTGACGATACCGTTCCCGCAGCACATCGATTTCGTCAATGGCAGTGATGATTCGCATTTCGCCGAACTGCGGGTTCGGACTGCCGCCCGGCATATCTGTAAATGCCGGACTGCCAAGGGTTGTGGTGTCTTCATGCACCTGTGCGATTTCTTCGTCTGTGTGTGCAAGGATGTAAGCCATGCTGCTGTAATCCTTCAGTGCGTTTACAGCGGCACTCCGTTTGTCTAAGTACTGCCAAATGATATTCATCTGCTACCTCCAAGTTCTGCTTTGACTGCCTGCATCAAAGCGGTCTGGGTTTGTTCCTTTCGAGTCAGGGCTTTCAAGATACGTTCGTCAATCGTACCCTTGGTGATGAGATGCTGAATGACAACCGTTTCCGATTGCTGCCCCTGCCGCCACAGTCTGGCGTTGGTCTGCTGGTAGAGCTCCAGACTCCAGGTCAGTCCAAACCACACCAACACATTGCCGCCTGCCTGCAAGTTCAAGCCATGACCAGCAGCGGCAGGATGTAGCAGACCAACTTGCAGCTTTCCGGCGTTCCAGTTCCGAATACTGTCAGAGGACTGGATTTCCTGATAGGAAACATTCAGCTTTCGCAGTCGCTCTTGAATCCGCTCCAAATCATGCTTGAACCAGTATGCCACCAGAACGGGTTTGCCGTTGGCAGCTTCTATTAGGTCTTCCAGTGCATCCAGCTTTCGGCTGTGAATGGGAATCACTGCTCCGGTGTCGTCATACACCGCTCCATTCGCCAGTTGGGAAAGTTTGTTGCTGAGGGCGGCAGCGTTGGCAGCAGTGATTTCTATATCCTGCATCTCCAGAATCAATTCAGACTTGAACCGCTTGTAGGTTTCTTGCTCCATGTCGGACAGCTGCACGGGATATTCGTTGGAAAGCAATTCCGGCATGTGCAGGTGGTCAACTGCTTTCATCGAAACGGTGATGTCCGATATTTTTTCGTAGATCCGTTCTTCGGCATCGGGCAGGGATTTGTAGGAATACACGATATAGCCGTTCTGCTTATCGGGCTTGAAGTAGGCGTTCCGGTACTGCCCGATGAATCTGCCGAGCCGCTGCCCCATATCCAGCAGACGAAATTCCGCCCATAAATCCATAAAACCATTACTGGCAGGAGTGCCTGTCAAACCTACGATTCTTTTCACGTTCGGTCGAACTTTCATCAGTGCCTTGAAGCGTTTGCTTTGGTGGTTCTTGAAACTGGACAGTTCATCAATCACAACCATGTCATAGTCAAAGGCGGTATTGCTGACAAGCCAGTCCACATTTTCACGATTGATGATGTAGATGTCGGCATCTGCCTTCAAAGCTGCAATGCGTTCTTCTGCCGTTCCGACTGCAACGCTGTATCGTAGCGGTTTTAAGTGCTCCCACTTTTCGATTTCAGCAGACCAGGTATCCCGTGCAACTCGCAGCGGTGCAATAATCAGAACCTTTCTAACCACAAACAAATCAAACATCAAATTGTGGATTGCGGTCAGTGTTGTAATCGTCTTACCAAGTCCCATGTCCAGAAAAAGTGCTGCAATTGGATGTTCTTCGATAAAGCGAACAGCATATTTCTGATAATCATGTAGTTCCATCGCTTTTCACCTCCGAGATGATTTTTTCGATGCCCTCACAAGCATCCAAGACATAAACCAGAAAACCCAATCGCCTCAGAAGTTTATGCCGGGAAAGTTGAAGCGGTCTGGGTTTCTCTCCGGGTGCTTTCACTTCCACAAAAGCGATCCTGCCGCCAGGCATCAATACAATGCGGTCTGGAACTCCTGCCGTTCCGGGAGACGTGAATTTCCAGCACACACCGCCATTTTGCTTTACTGCCTTTTTGAGTTTTTCTTCAATGATTTTTTCTAGCATGGGAGTACATACACACTTTCACCATTTTTCATAGCTTCAGTTATTTCATCAAGAACCCTTGGGACATCATCTATTTTGGCAAGAGTTCTTTTTTTCCTATCGGTCATAATCACAAGATTTTCAGGATGTAATGTGTCCTGATAGAGTGCATCAAATTTTTCAAGGTTAACCAAAAGATTATTTTTCTTGATCCACATAATGTTTCCTCCTAAAAAGTACGCAATATGGGAATTGTGCCGCTCGTAGCCGGTCATTTACAAGCCTTATATATAGAAGAAATTTTTACTTTTTTTCTCGCCTGCGTAAAGACTGTATATGACCGGCTTACACCGGCACACTCCCGATTTTTGGGGCTTTTTTCGTATTTTTGTGCCGGTCAAGTTAGTCGAGGATGCCATAAGTCAATTGAATTCCAATGATGTATTTACCATCCCTCATCTTTTTTCTCTTGTATCCTGCCTGTTCCAGAGCCGCATAAAAATCAGAGGTACTGCGGATGTATTCACCATTTTCAATGCAGTATTCTCTGTAGTTGTTGTAAAGTTCACCGGATTTCTCCTGATAGCTTCTATTCACGATACAGCATTCATTGATGAAGTTTCCAAGCCAGTCATTGCCTTCCCGATAGGCTCCGATTGCATCTAAAACACACTGCGGTCTGTTGATCTGATAGTTTGCCGCAATCACCTTTCTTGCACCCTCAATCAGCCAGGAAAGCACTGCACCGCCTGCGTTATCCACAAGATGCTGCGTGTAGTTTTTGATGTCCTTAGAGCCTTGAATTTTTGCGTGAAACGGAATGACAATCAATCTCCGCCATGTGCCATCATCCGATGCACCGACCTTTGGAAGATGATTGGTATACAGCACCAAAGTATGAGATGGTTCAAAGTGGAATGGTGCTTTGAATTTCTTCTCGGCAAAAATCGGGTCGGTCGAGCACAGCTGTTTCACCACGCTGGTGTTCAGCCGCATCCCTTCTTGCAATTCTGCCGCAATAATCATCCGTTTTCCTTTCAGTTCCGCCATCTCCGGCTTCACGTTTCTCTTGCAATTGACGGTCAGTGCGTCCGCTGAAATGTTACCGCTGTAACTTCCCAGAACCTTGTAAATGACATTCCAGAACGTACTCTTGCCGTTTCGTCCGTCACCGTAGGCAATAATCATCGCCTCCAAATACACCTTACCCACAATACAAAGTCCGCAAATCATCTGCACATAGTCAATCAGGCTTTGGTCACCGCAGAAGAACACCTGCAACGCATCATTCCAGAGTTCTTCGCCTTCATTGCTCGGAACGACCGCCGTCACTTTCGTTAAGAGGTCGGCAGGGTCTGTGGGCTTCCAGCCATTCAATCCTTCGGGCAGATAATACGTGCCTCCGGGGGTATTCAAGAGCATGGGATTGCTGTCGAGGGCTTCGGGATTGTGGAGCACAAGCGGCTTTGCGGCATCCAGTGCATTGGTCATACTGCGAACATGGCGATATTTCATGACAAACGCCTTGAAAGCGGCATAGTACTGATACTCCTTGTATGCGGCGATCTGTTCCTCGTCCAGACTATCCCGAAACTTTTTACCGCCATTAATTGCTGCATCTCTTGCAACACCGAGGCTTTCCAGTTTCAAAAGTGACGCTTCCACCTGCTTTTCCGCCTCTGCCAGCTGTACGTCTGTATGTTCGATCATAGCAAGGGTGACAGCGTGTTCTGACTCCTCCCAATAGTTTCCGTTGTAGCGAAGATAATCGGTCGCAATGGTAAATGCCACCTCATCTGAAAAGCCTTCTACAAATGTGCGAGCCTCTCCAACGTCCGAAAAATCATCGGGAATCAAGGACTGTTTGCCGTATGCTTCAGGAGAAATATATCCTTCCTGCGAGGTTACTTTTTTTCCGAATTTGCAGGCACTGTGCCAGATTGCTTCCAGTTCTTCATCCGGTAGCGGCGGTTCGCATTCTGCTGCTTTTTCCAGGAACTTCTGATAACTTTCCTCAGTCACACCAAAACGCTTGACCAGTTTTCCAGCCATGCGAGACATTGTGCTGTTTCGCTGTCCCTGCGGAATGTTACGATTTGACTTCATCAGTGTAAGCCAATCCTCAATGGAAAGACTGCCTTCATGCCATACAACATCACTCGGACAGCCAAAAAGAAAACGTGAGGCATCCAGTGCATTGCCGTCGAAGAACGGCAGTTCCTTATGGATTTTCTGCTTTATCGCCTTATGAGAATTTGCATCGTTGCAGGGTGCTGTCGGAAAAAATACATGAAAACGTGGTCTTGCGGATTTATTCCCTTTCGCCAGCATATGATGACGGCTGTAGGTTACTGCAAATGCAACATCACTGAGGAAACTTGCCAGTTTTTCCTGTGTGATCCAGTCTTTCGGGTCATCTGAATGGTCGTTGTCACAATCCATGGGTACTACATCAGACAACAGAAAATTGGCATCACTGCGGGCAAAATTCTCATACTGAGCACAGACATGATCGTAGACAACGGCTTTTTTCAAATCCGCTTCTGAAGTAATGACCTTTTGGTTGGGATAAAGGATATTCTTTTCATTGCCGGTACAGTTTGCTGTATAGAGCGTAAATTTCATTCTATTTCCTCCAGTTCTTCTGTAAAATGCCGAATGGTCATATGCCGCCGCTTCGCCCATTTGATTTCCTGCTGCATACCCTCCGACCGCACAGAACCAAACACCCACAGCTGGGCACACTTTGACAGCAGTACCAAATTCATGAACATCGCTGTCTGACGATCTTCGCCCAGACTGTCATCCATGAACTGCGGAAACAGCAAGTGGGGAGCGATAGGGACATAGTGGGTATCTACTGCAAAGCGGCTGTATCGTCTGGCGTTTTCGATATTGTCATTGATGCAGCCGTGGGAATAGGGAGAACAGATGTATACCAGTGGTCGATAAGCGGCAGCCTTTTTCGCCCTGCGTTCCTCTCGTTCAATATGGCTCAGTGCTTCATAAGCAGTGAGATCGATGTATCCCTCAGCGTTATACAGATTCATGCAATACTCCTTTCAGCCGTTTCTGTGTGCAGGCATCGCAGTAAACAGCACTGCTGAAAATGTCAAAGTTTTCTGCTGTCCAGAAGATACTCAGATCAACCGGCACTTCTGCACCGCACTGCGGGCAGTGGCAGTATACGTTTTCGTTGTTGATCTCCACGGAGATACTGGTGGTGTCATTCAGATTTTCTTTGATGTAAAACATGGAATCCTCCTTAGTCCTTCTTGTAAAAGCTGCATTCATATCCGTCTGCCCGAAGCAGCAGTCCTTTTGCCCAGTCTGGTGTTCTCGCCATCTGCTGACAGATCTCATCCAGCTTTGTATCTTTCGAGCATTCGATAATCATTTCATCGTGAATATGACCGACAATGAAGTATTGTGATAGTGTCTGCATGGAATACATCAGCAGATCTCTTGCAATTCCTTGGACGCAGTTCTCTACAAATTTCGGCCCATAACTTTCAAGTCTGTCCCATTTTTTCTGAGCATTAATGCCCATATATGTAACAGATTCACCGCCGAATTTATTCTTACCGATGTAGGGTTTAGCATAAGCAAGACGTCTTCCGCTTGGCAGCCTTATGAACAGAAACCCTGCCTCATAGGAAAATAGCAGTCCGTGTGTTTTCGTTGCTGTTTTTTCTTTGACTGCCTTTTTTACAGCTCTATCTACCGCCCACCAGAATTCTGTAATATGCGGTGAAGCCTCACGCCAGTCGGTTACGATCTGTTTCAGTTCCGTATCGGATAAGCCAAGAGAATCTGCTCCCATCGCTTTCATGGCTCCAACCGATCCGCCGAAACCACAAGCCAATTCGGATATCTTTCCTTTCTGCCTTAAATGACCGTTTTCACCATGCTTTACAACTGGCACACCGAACATCTTTGATGCTGATGCACAGTAAATGTCCTCACCGTTTGCAAAAGCCTTCATTCGCCATTCTTCACCTGCAAGCCATGCGATCACTCTTGCTTCAATGGCAGAAAAGTCTGCAACGATAAATTTCATACCTTGCCTTGGAATAAATGCGGTGCGGATAAGCTGTGATAGTGTATCAGGAACATCATCATACAGCATCTGAATATCTTCAAAAGAACTGTACTTTACAAGTTCTCTTGCCTCTGTCAAATCAGGCAAGTGATTCTGCGGAAGATTTTGCAATTGCACATTTCTACCAGCCCAACGCCCCGTTCTTGATGCCCCATAAAAGCTGAACATCCCTCTTGCACGATTATCGCTGCAAGCTGTATTTTTCATAGCAGTATACTTTTTCACTGAAGATTTAGACAACTGCAAACGCATCTGAAGCACGGATTTTACAGGTTCTTTTGCAGTTTTAATGAGTTCCAGCACCTGTGTTTTTCCGAGTGAATCCGACTTGTAACCCTGTGTTTCAAGCCAATCCAGCAACTGATACACAGAGTTCGGATTTTCTACGCCTGTCAGCTTTTGCACTTCAGCTGTCAGTTCTTCTTTTGCCTTTGCATCAAGGTTAATTGCCTTATCTGCAAGCTGCATATCTACGAGAATACCTCTGTCATTGATTTCCTGGTCAAGATAAAATTCCTGCCAGATAAAATCGGGAACAGGAAAACGGGACAGCTTTCTGTCAATTTCAAGTTCAGCTTCTACATCACGCTTGTTGTACGCTTTGAAAATCTCCCATTTATCGGGATAATCAGTGGGGGAATGGAACTGCGGTACACCGTCAATTGTGTCGTATGGCACACAAAAGAATTTGACGAGAGCCTTGCCATCTGTCATTTTCTGCTGTTCAATGCCCAAAACCTTTCCGACTTCTGCAAGTGATGACGGCAGTCCGAGCGTTCTTGCATGAATCATAGAACAATGCCAGCTTTCGGGATTTAAGAAATCTCCGACAGTATCTTCGTCAATGCTGTAACTCTGAAAATATTGAGGATAATTTTCACGAAGATATTTTGATAAACATACTCGTTCAAAGTTACAGTTAAATGCTCTTTTAACTACATTTTCATCTGCAAGAGCAGCGAGAACATTTTCCGGAATTTCTTCACCGTTTGCCGTATCCACTACCTGAACAGGCTGTCCGTCTATGGAGTATGCAAACAGCAGAATATCAAAATATGGGGTGTCTGTGTAAGCATAAACGCCGCATTTTGATATGTCCTTATCGGATCTTGTTTCGATATCAATTGTAATCATGTTTATCTCAATTACCCACCCAAGCATAACGCCTAGCTGTCCGCCCAGCTATCTTAGTTCAGAAAATCCTCGTCTTCTACGGTTGTGAAGTCGTCCTCTGCACGGCTGTGACCGCCCAGCGGCTCGCCATCCCGAAGCTTCTGGATGTTCTGCAAGCCGCAGGCAATGCCACGGGATGTCTTGGTGTTGAACGCATAGAACGTAATGCTGGCTCTGCCATAGACACCGCTGTAAATCTCGCTGTGTTCCAGAATTGGCTGGCAGGCAGCGTCCACAATGCCGGGAGCAGTGATGGAATTGGCATTGACGAAATAGCTGTTGGCATAGGCTTCATCGTCCGGGCGTTCTAAGTCACCGTCCCGAAGCGGTGTCTTAAGGGATGTCAGTGCCGGAACAGACTTGCTGTTGCCCTTCAACTTTCCCTGACCTTCCTCGTAGGCAGCCTGAATGGCGGCACGAATCTTCTCGATGGTTTTCGTGTCCGACTTCGGAATGATGAGGGAAACACTGTACTTTGGCTTGCTGTTCTCGTCCATCGCCTTTGCTTCCCAGAGGTTGGCGTAGCTAAATCTGCATACACCGGTTACTACTTTTGCAGGATTGATATACTTTGCCATGATAAAAACTCCTTTATTCTTTGAAATCTACCTGTGCAGTATTCCACGCAGGTCGTTTGTCTGATAGCGGAACAAGTGTTGGCTTTCCCTGTGGTTTCACAAGCAAATTTCCCAACAATTCTTCGAATTTTTTCTTGCCCAGCATTCTGGTCATTGCGGTAATGCCCAGTACCTTATGTTCATATGGGTCGAACCCAGCAGCTTGTACCGCCTCCGCTGCTGCAGTTTCACTGCAATATGCTCGTCTGGCTCTGCCTTCAACCAGCTTCCAATTCTTCCATGCTTTTCCCTGTAAGGACTGCTGCAAAGCGTATTCCTTGATGTCGGAAGCCCATGCAACCAGCTGGTCGGCAGTTTCCAGAATTGCTTCGATTTCGGTATCGGTCAGCTTGTCCGGCATCGCAAAATCATACTTCGCCAATTGCAGATTGTACTCCGCCCGTTTCCGGCAAGTTGCCTTCACTTTACAAAACCGACAGTGTTCACCAGCACAGAAATCTCCCTCGCCTTTGGCAGCAAGTTCGGCTTTTGGTTTCAGTTCGGTTTCCGCCCAGTGCAGCAGCTCTGACAGCGGCAGAGTGCATCCGCTGAGGTTCTGGATTCTC